GCAATTGCTATTGCTTGTTTTCTAGATTTAACCTTTTTTTTCGATCCGCCAATGTTTAATTTACCTTTTTTAAACTCTCGCATTACTTTTGCGACCTTTTTTTCTCTTTTTTTCACTGTTTTTGCTTATCAAGGTTAACATTCGCACGTAATTGAGCAATATCTTCGTTAGAATCTATTTTATCTTGCGCTATTTTTGCTTGTTGATCAAGTTTTGCAGCGTCAAGTTCTAATTTTTGACTGTCATTTTCTGCTTTTCTTTGAATATCTTGCGCTTTAAGCTGTAATTCTTGTTGTTTTAGACCAATTAAAGGATCTTGTCCCTGTCCTTCCATAGCTTCTTGTTCTTCTATGAACATTTCAGAAATAAAATCACTAATTTTATCTGCAACTTGTACTTCAAGCTGTTTTTGAAACTGCATTTGTAGTTCTGGTGGTATTTGTCCACCATATCTTTGTGCTTCCTGTTGTATAACCTCTTGCATTTGTGCTTCAACTTCTTCTCTTGCAAGTAAAGAAATATGCTCCATTACATGCGCTTGTAAAATAATCGTTGCTTGAGGATTTGCTCTTACTAACATTGAGGACATAAATACTCTGTGTGCTTCAATGTGTTGTTGATGTGCTTGACCTCTAAATACTACTAATTTTTTGCCCATCAGAGCGTCTGCATTTTCAATACCAGGATCTTTTGGTGCATCTGGTTTTGGAACAGGAAGTATTGCATCAATATCTTTAACACCAAGAGCTTGATACATTCTCTTGTATGCCTCATACAAGTTATGTTGTTTTGGATCAGATTGTGCCATCTGCAATTGTGTCTGAGCCAAGGTAACACGTTGAGACATTGAAAAAATATTAGGATCTGACACAGGCATAATATCTACTCTCTCATCAAAATCTGAAGCTTTGAATACAGCAGCAGCATTTTTGCCTACATCGTACGGATAAACTTGTGGATAAAAATCTTTGAAAACTTTAGCTAATAAATTAAATTCTGTCTTTTGTGCATAGTGTAATCTTTTATGTATTGCGCTCATCACTCTTGAGCCACGTTCAATCAAAGCCATTGTAGTTCCAACAGGTGCATTAGCAGCAACACTGTCACCTATTTTCTGATCAGCAATTGTGGCAAAACGTTGACCTGACTGTACAACAAAACCTAAGAGTTGAAACAAAGTTGCGCTTGGCTCTTTGTATGGTAACGGTAATAAACCTGCACGTAAATCACCACTTGGTGCATCCACATCTCTAAATTCACCAGGTTGTAATGGATTATCATCATCACGTATTCTTAAACCTCTAGCTTTAAATCCTGCAGGTAAGTTTGATAATGTCCCTGCATCTATTAATTGTCTTAGAGCAGACGTTGCAGTTCTAGATAATCCACCTAACATGTGAATTAGACCAAAACCATAGAACCCTAGACCAGGTAAAAACTTATAATGTACAAAATATTGTTTCTTTTTCTTGAATGAATCTTCTTCTTCAAAGTTTCTATAAATTGACAATACCTGTTGTGATCCTTCATCTATTGTTACAATGTATGGTAATTTTATTCCGTCGTCATTTTCGTAACCAGGTATGTCAAGATCACAATGTATTTCTAGTAAAGTATAAACATCATTCTTATATGCTGAACCAGTAGGCCTTACACCATCTAATTTATTTACAGCTTCTTGAACGTTTGAATTGCTTGGTTCATCTTGGTATTGAAGATCAACATCTCTGTAAATACCTTGAACCTGCATCTTTCTAACTTCGTTTTCATTTCTTTTAATTACATGTGTAACTCTTTCAGCTGTTGCTAAATCAGTTGCACTATAGGGAACAATTAAATCTTCACTTGGAACAAACTTCGATACGGCTCTGTTAAGTGTGGTATCAAAATATATTTTCTTAAATGCCGATCCTGATAAAGGTAGGTAAAATAACATCTGGTCCAAATCTGGATCAAAATCTTCCATGACATGCATTATTTGATAATTCATAAATTCTTGAACACGCTGTGCTTGTTCTTCTTTTTGAGCATTTTGCTCACCAATGATTTGTGTTCTTACAGGTCCATTAGCTGGTAATAATTCTTTGTATGCCTGTGCTTGAAATTGTGTAACTGTCTCAGCTAGTAAAGGATGTGTAACCCCACTTGCACCCTGAAATGGTTGTGCTCTATCTTCGTAATTAAATCCTAGTAATTTTAAACCCTTAGAGTATGAATCATACCACTCATCTCTTGATGATTTATCATCTTTGTATTCTTGCATGAGATCTGAAGATAAATTTTGTAAATCTTCTTCATCAATAAACTCAGCTAAGTTAGCATCAAATCTATCTTCTGGTGGTGTTTCAACAGGATTAATGATAGCTCCGCCATCATCTGTCATTTCAACGTTTTCTATTGTTAACTCATCTTCTGGTGTTTCAACAGTAATCGACTCAGATACGACCTCTGTTGGTTCACCTGTAATTCTTCTTTCAACCATTAAGCTACCTCAAATATATCAATCATCTCAACAAGTCCACCCTTGGCTTTGTGGGTTTTGTATGGTTCTAGCATTTCTTCTGTAATTTTGATAGCAAAAGATGGTGTTGTATTTTTATCAGTAGGTACAGAAACTCTCTCCATTCTATAATTTGGATTGTTATTAATTACAGTTTCAGCTTGAGCTCGGCTTGATAGAGTTGCAACCATGTTGCCGTTTTGATCTGTAATTCTAAATATGTCTTTTGCACCAGCTTTAGTCTGCACATTAAGGACAACAAGTTCTGAGTTATTAGACTTTGCTTGAGTTTTAAGTATTTTCTCTATGGTTGATGTATAGTGTTTACCATCTGGTGTTTTAGCATTTGGGCCACCATAAAATTCTGACATGCCAATACCTTTGTATTCTGAACCTTTAAATTCACCTCTAGCGGTAAAATAATCTATTTGTGCCTTCTTATCTGCAGCTCTTACATCCATTGGTGTAGCAGAATTACCTTTAAAATTGTATCTGTCGATGACAAACTGATCAGGTGTAACAGCATAATATTCTGGTACATTCTCTTCTTTTAAAACAAATTTTCTGTATGCAAGTTCAAACAAATCTTTTTTAATTAGAGCATCGGCCCATTCTTCTCTTTTCTTAAATGGTATATCTGGGAATAATCCGTCATATGTTTTGCTATCAATGACAATAAGTTCGTTTATCATTTCATCAATGTTTTGTGTCAATGCCTCTTTTAATCTTGTTACAGAAGCAGGATCAAGTTCTCTTGTTTCAATATATCTATTAATAATTTCATCTACCTCGGCATCTAGCTTAACTAATTTTTCTCCAATCAAATCAACTTCTGTTTGTGATCTTTTTAATGGTCGAAACACTGATTTGTTTTCCTCAAAAAACTCTAGTGCTTGATTACCTATTCGACTTAATTGTGGCAGTGTTGTTGACTCTTTTCCTTCGTCTTGTATTTTTCTTAAAGTGGCAACAAGTTTTTGTTTTCGACCAGCTGCCGCTTGCATGATATCAGATTGTATTTCATCGGCAAATGCTACACGAACGATGCCACTTGTATCAATATTAGATCCTTTTGTAATTTGATCATCTATATCTCTTACTTTAACTATGAGCTCGTCTATCTGATCTAACAAACCTGGGCTTATCTCATTTAATGTATCACCATATTGAGTCATAATCTGCTCAAGTGACAATTCATTAATTAGATCTAGATCTCCTTGGTTAAGACCTCTTCTTACACCTTCTCTATTTAATTTATTTATTGCCTCTGCAAACAAACCTGCAACTTGTCTTTGTATTCTTTTACGTTCACGTTCAAGACCTGGTATATTAGATTCTGTTTTTGGTGCTGATATTTTTGTTGGTAGAATAGCATTACGGTCCGTGAGCCGTGACCAACCGACAACGTACACATCATCTTGATTAGGTATACCAAATGCATGATTCGATATTGATTCTCCTGAAAATATTCCAACGGGATACGATCCTGAATCGCCTGGTATTTTTTCATTCGGTATATATAAAACTCTTTCACGTTGCGTTCCTGATATGTATCCTGGTTCTGCGTAGCCTTCATATGCTGTAGGTTTCTCGCCATACGGATTAATGATCTCGGACCCCCGACCCGTAGCATGGACATGCATACCTCTAATCGGAGACTGACGTAAATGATCTATGACTTGTTGTTTTGGTATCGGTGTATTCTCATCATAAATACGAAGCAACGATTCAATTTGGTAATCTCTAAATTCAGAATCTCTAATTCTATTTTTACGAAAGAAATCAAGTAAAGCTTTTTTATTTAAAAATATTTCTGGGGTATCTGGTCTCGCTAAAACTCTTTCTATGTCAGAATAGAAAACACCTGTGATTGGTTGATTTGTTTTTGGTGTTACAGCTATATCCATACCTGTTACATCATCAACTAAATTAACCTTGTCATTATCCTCTGGTGTTGGATCAAACACATCATCTTGTTTGTTTATTTTTTCTTGTTCTAAACTTTGTTTTTGTTTCTTTGTTGGATTATCTAAATTTTCTTTTGGTGTTGGTATTGGCGCTGTTTCGTTTACAGGCGGCTTAGTGAATAATTTCCATAAAGGTAATTTTAAATTTGCTTGCTCCATTTCTCCTGTAAAAATATTTTCTGTTGGTTGCACATCAAAAGTTTTTGTCATCGGTGCAGCAGATGTTTTCTGCTCTATGTCAAATACATCTTCTTCTGGTTTTTCTTCACCAAAAGAACGTTTCGTGCCTTTAGCTGCATCGCCAAACTCAATAGATATTCTTGGCATTAATTTTTTAATTTGTTCTGGCACTTCTCTTAACTCCTGTTCTTCTTCAAATATATCGTCCACGTCTTGTACTAGACCTCCTTTATTTAATCTTGGTTTTTCTTTAAGCATAATATTAGCTGCTTCAAAAGCGTCTTCAAGTTCTTTTTGAGTAACACCAAATTTTTTTTCATTCATAGCTCTAGCTATTAAATCTAATATTTGTTTTCTTGCGTCTCTGTGTTTACCGAAAGTCATACCTGAAATTTGAAACTCAGTTCCAATCTCTGCTGCCTGCGTGCTGATTTCCGCCATAGCTTTTCTATCATTATTTTGGATTGCTTTGACGGCTGCTTTTTCCAATTTGTCCTGAAGCTCATAATTTACAACAGATAAATCTAAATAGTAAGTCATAGGTGATCCACCTGAACCTGCTAACCCCTCTGGTAGTGTGCCACCTATTTGTGATCCTCTAAATCTGTGTGCTATCTGAACACTCTTTCTCCCGCCAGGAAACATTTTGTTTAACAATGGTTTTACTAATTCACTTACTTCTTCTCTAATTAAATCATTACGTTTAAACTCTTCGAAGTCTTTATAAAAAGATGAATTTTTATCCAACATTTCATCAAGCTCTGGTTTGTATTGCTTCATAAAATTATCAAAATTACCCTCAGCTCCTGGCACCAGTTGTGATTCTACATTAAAACGTGGAAACCTATCTTTTGGCAAGGCAGACTTTCTTACAAATTGAATATATCTTCTGAAATATTTCTGATCACCTTTGTCTAAAGTTTTTAAAATATTTTTGTATTCTTCAGTGCCAGTCAAATATTTATTAAACAAATCTTCTTGTTGCTTTGCTTCGTCAGTTGCTGTTCTTGGTCTTTGAGCGTTTATTTGTTGTTGGTTTTTTATTTCAATGCCTCTGTCGAGATCATTGTATTCATTTATAAGAGTATTTAATTTTTTTCTTGCAGACCTTTTTTGATCATTAGTTAAGTTTTCTCCTTGTAAATTTTTAACAGCTTTTGTTTCACCATAAGCTTTTTTATAAGAATCAAAGAAGGCATCATATACTGCTTGTGAATCCTCCATGTCCAAACCACCAGTAATTTTTTTTTCAAAATCTTCAAACATATCTTGTTTACGTTCTTCTAGTTTTGGAAATTTTGTTCTATCTCTTTTTATACCAAGAGACTTTCTTCTATCTTTAATATTACTACGTGTTACATTATCTCCTTGTAAGTATACATCAGGGTTGTTTAAAAATTCTTCTAATACTTTTGAGTCTGACATGTTTGGATTATCTAATAAAAACTCATCTGCTTTTTTAGTAAGTATTGAAGGGCTAGCACCTCTTGTCTCCACTCTTACCTGTACAGGATCAGAAGCCTGTTCACCTGTAAATCCTTTTAATTGGTCTGTTGTTTTTTTTAATTGTTCTGCTTCTAAAGCTGCTCTTTGCAGTTTTTCATCAACTTGACTTTGACCAAAATCAATATTTTTTTGCTGTATGTTAAATATATCACCGTCTCTTTCTCTTGGCGTTGGTCCACGTTTCTTTTTACCCGACATAAATCTTTTTTGTATAATGCCACCACCTAAAGTTGTATCTAATTCTTGTATGAAACCTGGTTGCTCTGCTTCTATAGCTTTGAGAACTTGTTCGTCATTTAATAAATCTTGTATCGTCTTACCTGATTTCTTACCATAAACTTTCATACCTGTTTTAATTAGTGGGCTGATACCACCCTTAGCTAAAGCACCTAAACCAATAATATCAAGAGCATCTATCGGTAACATGGCAATACCTAACTTTTGATTAAACGGTAACTCCTTAA